CCCTCCTCGCCATCGAGGACTTCATCACGTTCCTGCGGGGCGGCGACTCCGAGACCGGCAGACTGCTCGATGCAGTCTTCGGCAAGGGCGCGGGCGAGGGCACGCTGAAGGCCCTCAGCGACATGGCCGAGGCGTTCAAGTCGCTCTGGAAGTGGGTGCTGGGCGACGGCCAGGGCGAGGCCGCCAAGAGCCTGCTCAACGAGATCAGCAACGGCATCAAGCTCATCGTCAACGATCTCCTGGAGCTGCTCGGCATCGGCAAGGGCGGCCTGAACGGGCCCTTCAAGCAGACCGACGCGGGCGAGAAGACGGGCCTGGAGCGGTCCGCCGAAGATTTGGGCATGCGCCTCTTCGGCGACATCCCAGGCACGGTCGCGTACGAAGAGAAGCGCCGCACGATCGCCGCGCCCGCGAGCGCCGAGTTCGGGCCGCCCACGGCCACCGGCATGCCGGGCAGTGTCGCCTACGGCGATAACATCATCACCATCAACGGCATGCGCGTGCAGGATGCCAAGGTCGTCGCCGGCGAGATGGAGGCGGCGCTCGAGCGCGACCGCAACTCCCTCGTGGCGCAGGTGCCCTGATGGATGACCTCATACAGTTCGACGGCGGGGTGCTCGTGGCCGACATGCTCGGCGAGGCGCAGATCACCGACGCCTCCGAGCTCACCCAGTACGCCATCGAGGATGGCTCGCTCATCAGCGACCACGTGATCCGCCAGCCGCGACGGCTCTCGCTCACGCTGGTGCAGACCGAGACCCCGATCAGCGAGGTGACCGGGTTTGCACGCACGCTCGAGGCGCTCTCGTATTCCGAGCGCCCCGCGGGCACGCAGTCGGCGACGGTGCCGATCCGGCAATCGGAGTTCCGCCCGGCGCCGCTCCTCGCGCTCTCGGCCGGCATTCAATCCTTGCTCTTTGGCGGCGGTCCCGCCACCGAGCTCAAGCTCACGGGGCTCGCCGCGGACAAGCCACTCGCAAACAAGGAGCTCAAGGTGCACGTGCTCGCGGCGGGCTCGCCCGTCGACCGCGTGAACGAGTTCTACGTGCAGCTCCTGGCGTTGCTCGAGAGCGCAGCGCCGGTGATCGTCACCATCAAGGGAGCCTCCTACATCGACCTCGTGGTGACGAGCGTGACCCGCACGGACTCGAGCGGACAGGTCGGTCGGGCCAGCTTCGCCGTCGAGCTCGAGCAGATCGCGACCGTCGAAACCAAGACGGTGGAGCTGCCCCCGGTGCCCAAGAGCAAGGCGCCGAAGCAGGCGGGCCCGAAGCCGCCGGAGGAGGCCAAGCCCGAACAGAAGGCGAAACTGCGCAGCCAACTCCTGCAGCTCAGCCAGGGATTGGGGCTGCAAGAATGAGCTTCGTCCTGCCGACGCTCACCGGTTCATTGCACGATGCAACGCGCATGTTAGCGTTGGCGACGACCATGCGCGCTTGTGAGGACTGCGGAGCGCCTACCCAGCGCGGACCTCTGGCCCGGAAGTGCACAGAATGTGTCCGCACGAGACAGGCTGCCGCGTCGAAGGCCAGCCGGGCGGCACGGCCGGAGCACTATGCGGCCGTTGCGGCAGGCACGCGGCAGAAGACGCGGACCGCGGACCGTGCCCGCGCAAAGAAGTGGCGGACGGAAAACCTCGCGCGCGCTCGCGCGAGAGAGGCCGCGTGGCGCGCCGAGCATCCGGACTTGATGCGAACGTACAAGCGCGCATGGCAGGCCTCTCACCCCGAAGTGGGCAGAGCAACCAAGCTGCGGCGCAGGGCAGAAGGCGACGTGCGCGCCCGCGATATCCGGGCGGTGCATTTCTCGTCGGACGGGATCTGTTCGTACTGTCTCGCCCGGCTTCCTCGGTTGACCGTCGATCATGTCGTGCCGGTCATGAGGGGTGGCACGAATGCGCCGGCGAATTTGGTGGCCGCGTGCAAATCGTGCAACTGCGCTAAGGGTACCCAGACACCGCTGGAATTTCTCCTTGGATTCGGGCGGGTGCCGTGTCCCTGATTATTCCCACCCTCTCAGGGGCCGACGCAGTCGAGGCGTACGACCAGAGGACGCAGCTCGAGGGCGTCGAGTACTTGCTGTCGTTCCGCTACAACCTGCGCCGCGAGCTCTGGACGTTCTCGATTGCCGCGCTCGACGGCACGCCCATCCTGACGGGACAGACGGTGCACGTCGGCATCCCGCTCAACCGCCGCGCCGTGGCTGGCCCGCCAGGGCTGCTCATGGCCATCAGCGAGACCGACGACCTCACCTCGCCCACCCTGCACGAGCTCGGCGCGCGGGTGAAGCTCTGCTACCTGACGGCGGCCGAGGTCGAGGGAATCGAGGCTGAGTCATGACGGCCTTCCAGCGCGCCTACCGGCTCACGGTGGGCACCATCGAGATCGACGCCCTGCTCGGCGTGGGGCTCAGCGCGCTGCATATTGCATTTGCCGTCGAGCGGGACGTCAAGCGCAACCCAAACGGCTGCGAGATCGCCATCTGGAACCTGAGCCGCTCGTCCCAGCAGGCCCTCGCCCAGCTCGCCAACGTGCCCGTGCGGCTCGAGGCGGGCTACGTCGGCGACGTCGGGGTGATCTTCCAGGGCGACCTGCGCTCGGCGCGCAGCCGGCGCGAGGGCACGAACGTCGTCACGCGCGTGTCGGGCGGCGACGGGGAAGTGAAAATCCGCACGGCCCGCATCAACCGCACCTTTGCCGCTGGCACCCCCATCGGCACCGTGATCGGCGACCTCGGCAAGGCGCTCGGGGTCGGCGAGGGCAACCTCCGGCAGTTCCTCGGGGCCCGGCTCGCCAACGGCAGCCGGTCGCTCTCCCGCTCGCTCACGCTCCGCGGCAGCGTGTTCGACGAGCTCGAGCATGTCACGCGCTCGTGCGGGCTCGAGTGGTCGATTCAGGACTCCGCGCTGCAGCTCCGGGCGGCGGGCGCCCCGGTGGGAGACCGCCAGGGGCCGCTGCTGCGACCTGACGCGGGATTGATTGGCGAGGTCGAGGTGGAGACCGTGGCCAAGGCAGAGCCGGGCTTCCCTGCTGGCAGCGCCAAGGTCTCGGGCGTCTCCCTGCTCCGGGGCGATCTCATCCCCGGCGTGCCCTTTCGCGTGGAGAGCCAGGCCTTCACCGGCAACCTGGTCGCTACCTCCACTGTCCACAACGGCGACTCGCACTCGACCGACTCGTGGATCATCGAGTGGACGGGGAGACCCTACAAGTGAGCGGAGCACCCATGATCATCGAAGTCACCGAACGGGCGGGCCATCTCGAGGCCCTCGGCCACCGCGTTCCCCTCGCCCACGGCGGCGAGCCCGAGCTCCGGCGGCGATGCCTCGAGACGCTGTCGCGGTACAAGGAGCCGCCGAGCCAGATCTGGTTTCAGCGCGCCGGCACGGATGCGGCGGCCCCGTCGCCCCTGCAGCGCGACGACGCGCCGGCCGTGACACCGTCGACACCAGCGCCGCCGCCGGAGCCCCCGGAACCCCAGCGGAGCAAGCGCCGCAAATGAGGCCCACGCCGTGACCGCGAGCTCGCGAGAGCCGTCCTGGGGCGAGGTGTTCGACACCCTGCTCACGGCGCGCCTGCGCTCGGTGCACACCGCCATGCTGGGGGAGATGCGCGCCTACTCGGAAGCCGACCAGACGGCGGAGGTGACGCTCGCCGTGCAGCTCGAGGCGGCCGCCGGACAGTTCGAGGAGCTGCCGCCGCTCTCCGGCGTGCCCGTGCTCTGGCCCGGAGCGTGGGCGGCGGGCGAGCCGTGCCTGGTGGTATTCTGCGAGGAGAGCTTTGCCAAATGGTTCGACACGGGCAGCGTCGAGCAGCCCGAGGTGCTGCGCCGCCATGGGCTCCACGCCGTCTGCATCCCGCTCGTCGCGCGCGCGGGGCAAGCAGTGCAGTTCGTGGCGCTGGCCAACCTCGTCGACGCGCGCCTCTCGGCGATCCAGGCGGCGTTTGACGCGCACACCCACGTCACGGCCGGCACCGGGCCGCCAGTGGGGCCGACGCCCCTGGTGCCGCCGGGGAGTCCGCCCGGAACAGGGGGCCCAATCGGCGCGCTCGCGACCGTCGCCGCCACGAAAGTGAAGGCGCGCTGATGGCCGTGATCGGAGACCTCCAGCTGAGCGACGACGAGCGAGAGATCCTGCTCATCAGCGGCGCCGCCTTGGCGCTGCAGCAGATCAAAGCGGGCGCCCAGATCTGGACGGGCACCATCTCGTGGGACCCGGAGGCGGGCCTGCCGATGCTCGGGACCATCTTGGTGAAGGGCCCGGACTTCCGGGTCATCACCCAGATCTTCCGGGGCTTCCTCGGGGCCACCGCGGCCGTCGTCAGCGTCGACGAATGCACGGCGCAATTGGGTCGCGGCACGAGGCGCCTCAGCGTACGCTTTGCCGTGACCTGCGAAGACGGCGAGAGCGCGAGCGACGAGGTGTCCTTTGCCATTGTGTGACACCGGCACGGGCACTGCCTACATGGTACCCTCAGGGATGAGTTGCACCGTCTATTCCATCACGCATCGGGCGTCGGGTCGCGAGTACATCGGAATCACGTCCGGATGCGCGCGGAAGAGATGGGCCCGGCATCTTTGGGACGGCCGAAGAGGCCGAGGCACGCGGATCGCCCGGGCGTTGAGGAAATACGGCAAAGACGCTTTTGACTTCAAGGTCGAGGCAGAGGTGTCCACGTTTGACGAGGCCAAGATTGCCGAGAAACGTGCCATCGCGGCACGGCGACCAGCTTTCAATCTGACGGCCGGTGGCGACGGGACCGTGGGCTACGTGCCGGGCGCAGAGACACGCGCCAAAATCAGCGCCGCGAATGGCGGTCCCTCAGCGAGGAAATCTGATGCCGCCAAGGCCAGGTGCAAAACGTCGGAGGGTCGAGAGAACCTCTCTCGCGCACGCACTGTGCCGCGGACGGCCGCCACGGTGGACGCGATCCGGGAACGTGGCAGACGTCGCGGCATGCCGCCTGGCGCACTGGCGGCAGCGGTGGCCGCCAATAAAGGGCGCAAGCGCACGGCTGAACAATGTGCACGAATCGCGGCGAGCCTGAGAGGGAAGCCTCTCAGCGTCAAGGTTCGGAAGGCGCGCATGGGGCGAAGGGCTTCGCCAGAAACCCGCGCCAAGATGACGGCGGCCCAAAGGGCACGCAATGTTGGCGCGCCCACACTGGCGTGCACGCTGGCAGCGGTGGCAGCTAATAGGATGCGCACCCGATCGGCCGAGGAAGTGGCGCGCCGCTCGGCTGCGCTGCGCGAGGCCTGGGCCAGACGCAAGGTGGGAGACAAATGATCACTGCAACCGGGTATGAGCGTCGAACGCTGGACGTCGTCCTGCAATCGATACAGGCGTTTCTTCGCGACAAGATCTCGGCGAAGCTGACGCTGACCGAGCGCACCGTGCTCGGCAACGTGAGCAACCTCGACGCCGACCACATCGACCAGCTCGAGCAGCTCGCCGAAGAGTGCTACCACGCCTTCGATCCGGACAACGCGAGCGATGACCGCTTCGTGGCGCTCGCGCTCCTCACGGGCGTGCCGCGGCGCGGGGAGACCAAGGGGCTGGGCACTGCGACCGTCAACCTCGACGCCTCACAGACCTACGCGGCAGGAGACCTGGCCGCCCACGTCGTCGACGAGCCCAGTAACCGCTGGCTCAATCGCGACGCGGTCGTGAGCACGAGCTCGGGGAACTATGCCGCGGTCTTCGAGTCGGAATTCGCGGGCGCCGCGGCCATCGCGGAGGCCGGCACGCTCACGGTCATCGCGACCCCGGTGAGCGGCTGGAACAGCGTCACCAATGCGGCCGCGGCCACGCCCGGCCAGGACATCGAGTCGATCCCGGCGCTCCGGATCCGGCGTGAGGTGGCGCTCTCGATTGGCGGCTCGCGCACGCGGGGCGCGATCCGGAGCAAGCTCGCGTTGCTCGATGGGGTGCTGTCGGCGGAGGTGTTCGAAAACACTTCTAATTTCGTGGACGGCGACGGCATCGGCCCGCACAACATCCGCCCGGTCATCTGGGACGGCTCGCCCGCGGCGGCCGACGACGACGAGATCGCGCAGGTCATCTACGACCACCAGGCAGAGGGCATCCTCTCGCAGGGCGCCCAATCAGGCACGGCGCAGGATGCCGTCATTGGCCCCGTCACCGTCGCGTTCGACCGGGCCGCGACCTCCGCCGTCACGGTGGCCGTCGACATCGAGTCGGCGACGGGCGTCGCCATCGACGACGTGAAGGACGCGATCCTGGCGGCAATGCCGACCCGCGTCGGCCGCGAGGTCACGTTCCACAAGCTCGCCGGCTCCGTCTTCAGTGTGGTGGGCGTCGACGACTACGTGACCTTCACGGTCAACGCCGGCACCTCGGATCTGGTCGCGGTGCAAAACCGCATCTACCTGCTCGACGAGAGCGACATCACCGTCACCGGGGCCGTCAGCTAATGGGGGTGACGTAGTGGCCGAGGGCACGACCGCCATCGATCTCGCCCTCACGACCGAGGGCGACGCCGACGGCACCGACCTCATCGAGTTCGAGCTCGGCACGTTCGAGCACGCCGCCGGTCCGCCGGAGGGGGCGCTGCAGTACATTCGCGACCACGAGGAGGTCGCCGCGCGCAAGCTCGCCCCGCCCTTCTGGGGCAAGCCGTTCGTGGCGGCCGTGCTGGCGGCGCTCACGCGTGAGCTGCAGAGCCTCGAGGACACCTTCTGGGAAATCTTGGAGAGCCGCACGCTCGAAAACGCGGACCTCACCCGGCTGAAGGTGCTCGGCAAGATCGTCGGCCAGCCCCGGCTCGGCTTCGGGACGGAGGCCTACCGCACGCTCATCGAGGCCCGGGCGCTCGCCAACGTGAGCCGCGGGCGAGCGAGCGATCTGCTGGCGGTGCTGACGCTGCTGCTCGGGGAGGGCGACTTCGTGCTGCTCGCCGTCGGCAACGCCACCCTGTACATCACTGCGCTCGAGCCGGTCGACGCGGAGGGCGTCGCCATGGTGGCGCAGATCCTGCCCGACACCCGCGCCGCCGGCGTCGGTCTGCAGTTCCTGTTTTCGTCCGAGCCCTTCGCGGACGTGTTCGTGTGGGGCGACGCCTGGGGATCGCCCGAAGAATGGGGCTCGGCAAGGAGCCTCTGAGGAGACCACCATGACGACTCCAAGCCTGCCGCGCCCCTGGGCGACCGGCATCAACTACTCGACCGGGCCCGACACGGGAACGCCCACCAAGGTGGACCCGTCGAGCGATCTCAACGGGTTCATTCGCGGCGTGATCGCCGCGCCGCAGCACGTCAATTACCTGCTCGGCCTGCTTACGAACATCGTGCGTCGGCCCTTCGAATTGGCGGCGTTGCGGTTGCGCCAGCTGAGCCAGGACGGCGTCACCGTCACCGATACGCTGGAGTTCATGGCGGCCGTGCAGCGCAATATCGGCACGCCGCCGGTGCTGGCAAAGGCGGGCGAGTCGTGGACCACGGGGGATTGGTCACGCCTAGATGTTGCCGATACCCTGCCGAGCATCGACACCCAGATCTACAACGCCGCCACGGACGGCTCGCGCATCGTGGCCGCGGGCGACAACGGCACCAACATCCGGCTGGATTACACGGACGACGACGGCGCAACCTGGACGGCCGGCTTCGCCGGCGGCGCTGCGGTGAAACCGAGCGGCGGGATCTATTGGAACGAATTCCACTCGACGTTCGTGTTCATCGCCTCGACCAATTCCGCAGCACAGAGCCCCGACGGTGTCACTGTGCCCACCTCGAGCGGCGCCAACGACGTGGAGGCCACCAGCCGCATCGCGATCCTGAGCAACGGCGACATCGTCGGTCTCAGCCAAACGGTGGCGTCACCGCTCACCTTTCGTGATTCGACAGACGCCGGCATCACCTGGAGCAACACCGCGGGTACCGTCGCCAACGCTGCGGCAGCAGACAACCGCGGGTGCATGGCGGGAAACAACGGCGCGCTCGTGTACCACGCAGCAAGCTTGACCAGCGGCGCCTCCATCCAGATCTCGAGCAGCGCCGATGGCGCGGCGTGGAGCACGCTGGCGTCCATCGCGCCGCCAGGGTCGAGCGCGTTCAGCGGCCAGTGCCGCCTGCTCATGTGCCAGAACACCGGCTTGCTCGTCCTCGCCAGCGTCACCAGCAGCGCGCAGATGGCCCTCTACGCGAGCCTCGACGGGCAGACCTGGGTCGGTCCGCACGTGCTATTTCCGAGCCCCGGGATCAACGCGTTCGCCGTCGCCGGCGGCCGATTGTTCGGGACAATGAACGACATGCTGTTCGGATCGGACGGCCTCGGGTACTGAGCGCAACCGTTGTCCCACACCCGGTGTGGGTACGCGTGCCACACCCACGAAACGGCGGCGACCCCGGGACTGGGGGCTCCAGACTGCGGCCGCCGTAACGTTCTGTTGGAGCATGAAAGCCGTTCTCTCTGCACTCGCGCTGGGGCTCATGGCATGCGGCGGTATCGCGGCATCGAGCGAGGCGCCCGCGACGGACGTCGCGTCTGCTGCCGGCCCGGAAGGGCCAGTGTTCTGCCCCGGCACGGCTGAGTTCGACGAGGCCCTGCTCGACTCGGCCGAGCGCGTCGGCCTCGACTACACGATCGACTGCGCGGCGCCCGGCGCCGCCCGCGTGGACTTCCTCGGTGGCGGCAGCTGCGAGCCTTCGAGCGGCGACCTCTGCGCGAGCAGGGGCCCGACGGAGGGCGCCGCGGCGCCACTGGCGGACCGCGTCGAGCTCGCGCTGCGCGCCTGGCTCGGCCGGCGCGGCATCACGCCGAGCTGATCAGGGGCTCGTCTGGATTTCCAGCGCGAACGGCATGAGCAGTTCCTCCTGCTCGCGCGCGATGGCGGCCTCGTGGACCACGCGGCTCACGGCTCCAGCTTCCACGTGGTTTTTGTATCTTCGGCCAAGCGAAGCACCGTGGGCTTCAGCTCTTGCAAGAACGCCTTGAGTGGCCTCTGCGTTGCCTCGCTCACGCGCGAGATAGAGGCTTGCTGCTCGTTTTCCAAGGCCTTTTTCAAGTAGCGTGCGCGTCGGTACTGTCGCCAGATAGTCATCGCTGAGGCACACAAAGCCCCACAGGCGACGAATACGAGCCTGAAAAGTAGCGTGATGAGCTGCTGCTGAGGGTCCACGGTGTTGCCCGGTACGTTGTTGCATCGAGGGTATCCCATTTCTGGGGCACCCTGGTTGTCGGCGCCCGCCTCCTGCCATTTTGCGCCTCAGGGGTGACGCGCGGCAACGGCAACGGCGCTGCCGTTAGGGCATTCTGCCGTGGTGGGTGTCGGTCGCCCCCGTACGATCTGGGCATGCGAACGCTGCTCCGTTTGCTCTGTCTGTCGCTGATGAGCGCGCTCCTCGCCGGCCTGGGCTGCAGCCCGAGCCTGCTCGAGTGCCGGGCCCAGGCGGCTGCCGATCTGCCGCTCGAACCCGACCAGATCACGGCGGGCGACGTGAAGGACGTGGTGCGCAAAGTGAAGGCCTGTCAGGCGGCGCCCTCCGCCACGGGAGACGCCGGGCCGTGACCGCGCGCGACGGCGACACCGAGCCGGGGCTCGGTCTGCTCGCGCTCAAAGAAGAGAACGCCCGCCTGCGCCGGGAGCGCAACGAGGCCCGCGCGTCGCTGCTCACGACGAGCGAGCCGGGCTCGACGCCCCCTCCCACGCGCCGGCAACGCAACGCGCGCTTCGGCCTCGCCCTCGGCAAGTACGCCGTCCTGCTCACGGTGCTGCCCGCTCTCGGCGCTGCCGTGGCGAAACGCTGGCCCGAGTTCGCCGACGTCGTGGGAGTGCTGCTCCAGGTGCTCGCGCCGTGAGCCTGCTCTGCTGGCTCGGCTGGCACCGCTACCGCTCGGCCGCGCCCTGCTGCCCGCCGCGCTGCACCCGGTGCGGGGAGCGCAAATGAGAGCTATCGACTGGCTCGTCGTGCACACGGCGGCCGCCTACGACTTCAAAAGCAAGCGGGTCGTCTACCAGTCGACGGAGACGATCCGCGACTACCACCGCAAGCACAACGGCTGGCACGACATCGGCTACCACTGGGTGATCGAAGAGGACGGCAGGCTCGTGCCGGGCCGCGCAGAGGAGGTCATCGGCGCGCACGTGGGAGGCTGGAATCAGCACACGCTCGGGATCTGCGTGACCGGCCACGGCGACTTTGCCGACTTCAAGCCGGCGCAGCTCGGCGCTCTGATCCGCCTCTGCGCGCGCAAGTGCGAGGAGTATCGTCTGCCCGGCATCCGTGTGATCGGTCACCGCGAGGCGCCCGACCACGGGGCGCCCCCGACGGCCAAGACTTGCCCCGGCATCCTCATCGACCTGAACGAGATCCGTCGGCTCGTGGCCGACGTACTCGACGGCGAAGTGGCCTGAGCTCGCGCGCTCAGGCGTCGCCCGGCGACCCCGCCGTCGGCCTCGTCAGCTTCGCCGGCTGCCAGCGGATCAGATCCCGGTACGTGCCTTCGAGGCTGTACCAGAGTAAGGGCATCGCCCCGACGTAGCCGCCGAGCATGACTTCGAAGCTGAGCATGAGCGACCGGGCGTTGTTGGAGGTCAGCTGGACGCACGCCTTGACGACACGTCCATCGAACTCGAGCAGGCACACGTCGCCCGGCTTCCAGACAATGGGCGGGTCGACGGTTCGCTTGGTCGGTTCGTCCGTCATGGCATTCGCTTTCTGAGCTCGCGCCGATGGCCCGCGAGCCACCGCTCGCACTTCCGCTTGGCGCCGAGCTCGCCCCAGCGGGTCACGCTGTAGTTGGTGCTGGCGACGCGGCCGCCCTCGAGCAGGATCCAGGCGACGAACGCGGGGCACCGCTCCACGCGTCGCAGGAGCTCGGCGCGCCGCACATAGCCGTAGCCGGGAGCTTCGCCTCGCCGGCGGAGCTTCGCTGGCACCGTGCCAGCCGTCAGGTCACGCCACGCGCGCGCTTGGGCTAAGGCCTTGCGTTTGCCCCCGTGGACCGCGTCGCTAAACAGCTTCGAGGTGCAGCGCTGGCCACCCGCCGGGCCGCGATAGAAGCGCACCCACCAGGCGCGAGTGCGGCCGTAGTCCATCCGGGTGATGTTGGGCTCGCGTTTCACGTCGGATCCGCCTCCGCCGTGAACCGGAAGCCCTTCACCGTGAGCGCTGCAGCGAGCTCGGCCTTGCGCCGCCAGACCTCGCTTC